TCATGAACGAAGAAGCGCATGGCGCAATCTACGATCAGACCACCAGCGCATAACAGATCGGGGCGGGCTTCGGCTCGCCCCTTTCCCTTGAGGGTAGAGCATGACCAAACGCATCTTTGACACTGACCCGCTGACCGGCATCACGCGCTACTGGCACATGCTGCCAAACGGAGAATTCGTCATTGAGACCGAGCAGCGCGTTCAGGTGGACGAGAGCAACGTCCGCGCCCGCAACGCGACGGACAAGCGGACCAAGTGGGGCGACATGGCCCGTGTGGCGTCGATCCCGCTTTCGGTGTATTATGACCTCAAGCGCCGGGGCATTGCAGACGACCCCAAGGCGATGAAGAAGTGGCTTAACGACGCTGACAACCGAGTGTTTCGGACGCGTGAAGGGGCTGTCTAGTGAGCATCACGACCTACAGCGAATTGAAGTCGGCCATTGCTGATTGGCTTTTGCGGGATGACCTGACGGCGGTTATCCCGTCTTTCATTTCGCTGGCCGAGGCCAAGTTTAACCGCCGCATCCGCGACTATCGCATGATGAAGCGCGCGACGGTGACGATTGACGCCGAATACGAGGACGTGCCTGCCGATTGGCTGCAAACGGTGCGCTACCAGATCAACGCCACGCCGGTTGTGACGCTGGAGTATGTGACGCCCGACCAAGCCGCCGAGGAAAAGGTGGGCTACGTCTCGGCAGGCAAGCCCAAGCTGTTCACTGTGGTCGGCACGCAGTTCCAGCACGTCCCCGCCCCGGATAGCAGCTACACGGGCGAACTGACCTATTACAGCAAGATCACCGCGCTGTCGGATAGCGTGACGACGAACTGGCTGCTTGAGGCTGCGCCTGACCTGTATCTCTACGGGGCCTTGATGGAGGCTGCGCCGTATCTGGACGATCAGGAAAAGCTGGCGACGTGGTCTGGCCTGATGCAGCAGGCGATGGAGAACATTCGACTGGAAAGCGACCGGGCTTCTGTGGGGTCATCGTCCCTGCGGATGCGCGCGCGGATGATGGGGTAAGACATGGCGACTGTGAACTATAGCTGGAACCTGCCCGTTGTTGGCGCAAGCGAAGACACTTGGGGCACAAGCCTCAACGCGAACTGGACGGCGCTTGATACGCTTCTCGGCGGGGTGTCGCAGACCGAGTTCGCCATTCTCGATGGCGCGACGGTCAGCACGGCGGAGTTGAATCTGCTGGACGGCGTGACGTGGACGCTAACGGACTACAACGCGCTGACGGCCACGGCTACCGAGTTGAACCTTCTCGGCGGTGTGACGGGCAAGACGGGCGCGGATAACGTGCTTGTGACTGGCACGGCGGGCACTGACGGGCAGTATGCGCAGTGGAACGCTGACGGCGACATTGTGGGCGTGACGCTTCCGACGCTGGCAGAGGCAACGTGGGAAGCCGGGACGGACACGACCGAGAGCCTTGTCAGTCCTGCGAAGGTGAAAGCAGCGATTGAGGCGCTTGCAGGTGTGTCTACCCCTGTAACTGAAGACCCCTCTGGCGATGCGTCAGTGGTTTTTCTTAACCTTACAGGGAACTTCTACGTTTTTGCCTTTGACAGTATTCAGCCGGACAGCTCTTCTGATCGCCAACTGTTCATGGATTTGTCTTCTGACAACGGGTCTTCATGGGACACATCTTTGGCGCTTAGTTCCTTGGCGAATTGGCAGCTGAATGGTGGCGGTTCTGGTTCTGTAGAGTTCAACACCGAGACCATCACAGGCTTCGGCGCACTTGCGTATAAAAGCACAGGCTCAACGAAAACAGGCTCTATTGTGACGCCCAGATACAGCAGTGCGACTGCTGCGGTTAATGCTGTTCGTTTCCGCTGGAACACCGGTAACTTTCGAACTCTAACTGGGCAAAGGATCATCAAGTATGAGCGTTGAGCACTTCACTAGGGTTCCGCACGACAAACTTATCCTCATCATTAAAGAGATGGGCTTAGACGAGCGCGTGATCCCCTATTTTGAAAAGTCCCCAAACAACTACGCCACCGAAAAATGCCCGTTCCTAATTACGGTTGCTCATAAGTATGGTATTCCAAGTGACACGGTGGCTGAAGCGTTTGAAATTGCCCGCTCTCGCGGTTGGGTTACTGAAGACTCTCCTGATTAATTTCAGATTGGCCGACAAAACCGGAGCGATGACATGCCCCTAGTCTCCCTGCAAATCCCTCCGGGCTTCTACCGCAACGGCACTGACCTTGAGGGCGCTGGCCGGTGGCGGGATGGCAACCTCGTGCGCTGGCGGCAAGGCTCTCTGCGCCCGGTGCTGGGCTGGCGCGAGCGCATCGCGGATATGTTCACCGACGCCCCGCGCGGGATGCACGCATGGGAAGACAACAGTAACAACCGGCGGATTGCGGGCGGCACGTTTGACAAGCTGATCGTGGCAACGGCTGCGGGTGTGACGACTGACATCACGCCTGCGGGCCTGACGGCTGGCGACCTCGACGCGACGGTCAACACGGGCTACGGCGGCGGTTTCTATGGCCTTGGCTTCTACGGCACGATCCGGCCTGACACGGGCAACTATGCCGAGGCGACAACGTGGTCGCTGGACAACTGGGGCGAGTATCTGGTCGCCTGCTCGACGGCTGACGGCAAGCTTTACGAGTGGCAGCTAAACACTGCCTCCGACGCGGTGCAGATCACCAACTCCCCGACCGGGTGCAGCGGCCTGCTTGTGACCGAAGAGCGGTTTCTGTTTGCGCTGGGCGCTGGCAATGATCCCCGCAAGGTGCAGTGGTCCGACCAAGAGGACAACACCACATGGACGCCTGCCGCGACAAACCAAGCGGGCAGTCAAATCCTACAGACCAACGGCCAGATCATGCAGGCGGTGCGGACCACGGGTCAGACGCTTGTTCTGACCGACATTGACGCGCACCGGGCGGTCTATGTCGGCCCGCCGTTCGTCTATCAGTTCGAGCGCGTCGGCACGGCTTGCGGCGCTGTCTCGCGCAAGGCTGCGGCCACGACTGACGCGGGCGTGTTCTGGATGGGTCAACGCGGGTTCTTCACCTTTGACGGGTCCAGCGTGCGTGAATTGGCGTGCGAGGTTTTTGACCGCGTGTTCGAGGACATCAACACGGCGCAGATCAGCAAGACGTGGGCGGTGTCCAACGGTCAGAACTCTGAGGTCTGGTGGTTCTACTGTTCGTCGGCCAGCAATGAGATTGACCGATACGTCGCCTATGACTTTGCCGAGGGGCATTGGCTGATCGGCAACCTGTCCCGCACGGCGGGCGTGGATCGTGGCGTGTTCCGCACCCCAGTCTGGGCTGATGCGACCGGCGATGTTTACGACCACGAAACCGGGTTCAACTATGGCGGTGCCGAGGTGTTTGCGGAAAGCGGCCCTGCCAACTTCGGCGGCGGTGAATTTACGTTCAACGCGCACCGGCTGATCCCTGACGAACTGACGCAAGGCGACGTGACGCTGACGTTCAAGACGCGGCTGTATCCCAACGCGGCGGAAACGTCTCACGGCCCTTACACGATGAGCAACCCGACCAGCGTGCGGTTCAGCGGTCGGCAGGCTCGAATGCGGGTGACGGCTGATACCTTGGGCGCTTGGCGGTTTGGCATTCCTCGCATTGAGGTAACGCAAGCGGGGCGGCGATGAGCGCGCCGTCACTGCCCCCTGTCGGCCCTGACCTTCGGGTGTGGGCGCAGCAGCTAACGCGGGCGCTCCTGCGCGGCCTTGTGCGGCTCAACTTCCTGACCGACCAAGACACGCCTTCGGAGAATGGCATCATTCTCTGGGATGACGTGAACGGCTACCCGGTGGTGTCCAAGGACGGGGTCTTCCGCCAGATCGTGCTGGAGGATGGGCATTACAACGGCGAAATCACCAGCGACGTTACGGCTGCGGCGGCGAATACGGCCTATGCTCTGACCTATACGTCAACGCTGTCTGAGGGCATCACCAACGGCACGCCTGCCTCGCGGATCGTCTTTGCCGAGGCTGGATATTATCAGGTCAGCTTTTCCGCACAGATTTCATCGTCAACGGCGTCTGACGTGAAGTTTTACTTCTGGCCGCGCCTGAATGGCGTAGATGCGACCGGCCAAACGATGATTAACACGCTTCACAACAACGGCGCTTCGGTTGTCACCAGCCGCACGGCTGCGTTTGAGGTGAGTGCAGGCGACTACCTTGAGGCCATGTGGGCGGTAGACAATACAACGGGATTTCTTGAGGCCGCATCGGCCACTGCGTTTGCCCCTTCTGCGCCTGCGTCCACGATTAGCATTGTGAGGCTGCACGGGTGACATATGCGCCGAAACATAGTATGTTCGCAGCAACGCCGGTTATTGTGCCAATCCGCGCAGAGGAAGTAAGCGAGGTTTGGAACGAGGCGGCACCGTTGATCCGGTTGGCTCAGAAGCGAATTGAGCGCAACACTGGGATGGCGGACATATACGAAGACCTGATAGCGGGGCAGATCATGCTTTGGACTATCAGGATCGAGGACAAGCTGCGGGCGGTTATCGTGACCGAGATTGCCCAGCACCCTCGCAGGCGCGTTTGGCGCATCCTGTTGAATGGGGGTTCTGGCATGTCCGAATGGATGGACCACGGCATAGAGGCGATGAAGCGCGCGGCCCGCATTGCGGGTTGCTCTTCTATTGAGGCTGACGGTCGGCTTGGCTGGTCACGGTTCGCCCCGCGTTTTGGCTTCCGCGAAATTTCTCGGACATACGAGATGGAGATTTAAGAGATGGGCAGCGGACGCAGCACCCAAACGACTTCGCAGGAAATCCCGCAGTTTTACGAGGAATTTCTGACGCAAAACGTTTTCCCGGCGGCTACCGAGTTTGCTGGGCAAGACTTCACGCCATACGGCGGTGACTTCACGGCTGCTGTGTCGCCCTTGTCTATGGGCGCGCAGACGCAGTTCCAGCAGGTTGCCGACATTGCGAACATGACGCCGCAAGACTACGCGGCGATGACGCAGGCGAACTTCAACCCGTTCCAAGAGAACGTGATTGACGCGGCCTTGGCTCGATCTCAGCGCGAGCGTGACATTGCGCGGACTGGCGAGATGGCCGACATCACGCGGGCTGGTGCGTTCGGCAACGAGCGGCGCGGTGTTTACGAGGCGGAGCGGCAAGCGGCGTTTGACCTCGGTCAGCAGGAGATGGTCGCCAACCTGATGCAGCAGGGCTACAATCAGGCTCAAGCGCAGACGATGGCGCAGCTTGGCATGGGCCAGCAGGCGGCGCTGTCTGGCGCGCAGGGCATGATGCAACTCGGCGGGTTGGAGCAGATGACCAATCAGGCCGAGTTGGATGCGCTGTATCAGGAATTCTTGCGCGAGCAGAACCTGCCGTTGCAGCAGCTTGGCGCGCTTAGTGCTGCGGCAGGCGGCGCGCAAATCCCGATGTCGTCTTCCACAACGCAAAGCAGCAGGCCGGGCTTTGCTGGCATTCTTGGCGCTGTCGGCGCTGCGGGGCAGGGCATTGCGGCAGTCGCGCCGTTTCTTTCCGACCGTCGTTTGAAGCGCAACATCCGCAAGGTCGGCCAGCGCGGCGACGTGACGTTCTACCAGTGGGAATGGAACGAACTGGGCCAGAAGCTTGCGCCGGATCATCCGACTGAGGGCGTTATTGCCGACGAACTTGAGCGCGTTCACCCCGACTTGGTCGCGGTTGGCCCGCATGGCTTCAAGATGGTGGATTACGCAGGCTTGCAGGAGCGTTTGGCATGAGCATGAACCCTGATCCTCAAGGGCAACGCCCCGGCCTGTTCGGGCGCATCGGCAACTTCTTTACGCAAGGCGACCCCAACGCGGGGCAGGCGACAGACCCGTTTGCCAACCTCTCGCGGGCGCAGCGGACGATGTTGGGTTTCGCGGCTTTGCGTGACGCGGCTGCATCGCTTGAGGGCCGTGACAGCAACTACTTTGCGCAGGCGATGGGCGGCTTTGAAAGCGCGCGCGAGCGTGAGCGGCTGCGGGATCAGGGCATCTTTCAGAACCAAGTCGGCGCGCTGCAAGCCTTGGCGCAGATCGAGCAGCAGATTGCCTTGGCGCAATCGTATGGGATGCCCGTCTCGCCTGCCATGACGCAAATGCGCGACATGCTGATGGGGACACTCGGCCAAGGCGGCGCAATGCCCGCAGGAGGCGCTGAGATGCCCATGCAGCCGCCGGGTGACTTCACGGGCGGGGTTGTGCCGCAAGGGCTTCCCAGCGGCCCACAGGGCGATATAGGCGCACCGCCGACGGGCGTGGTATATGAGCCGGGTTCTGCCGTTCCCCAGCCGTATGACGGCGAGCCTGAGATTGTGCAGACGGGTGGCGAGCCGATGCCAGCCGATCCGCTTGCGCAGCTTAATGCAGAGCGCGATGACCTGATGCGCCAGATGCAATTGCGCTTGGCAGCTGGCGGGCAAACGCGCGACCTTGAGTTTTTGCTGGACGAAAACCGCTTGGCGCGTGAGGCTCTGGCAGCGGGTCAGGCCGCGCAAGCCGAAGAACAGCAGCAAATCGAGCAGCAGGCGCAGCGGGCTGAAACTGTCGTAACGCCAGAAATTGACGCGGCCATGAACTTCTTGGTGCGTGGCTTTGATGAGCAAGGCGACCCCGTGTTCAACCCGGCGCTAACAACTCGCGCTGGTCGGTTGGTGTCGGGCGCTCTTGAAAGCCCCGAATATCAAAGCTTCGCGGGCGCGCTTGAAACGCTGCGTGTTGATACGCTGATTGACACGCTGCAAAATGTGACGGCTGGCGCTCTAAGCGATGCAGAGCGTGAGGCGTTCTCGGCGGCGCAAGGTCAACTTGATCCGCGCAACCCGATTGGCACCTACCGCGCCTTGCAACGTATGCAGCGAATTGCGCAAGACGCGATGGCTCGCGCAGGCCGCTCGCAACAAGGCGGCAATGTTCCGACCGTAACTTGGGATTGATCCATGGCACAAGAATACCGCGTTTTCACGATGGACGGTCGCAGCGGCACGGTGCGGGCTGAAAGCGCGCAGCAAGCTTACGATGCAGTCAGGGCAAGCCGACCGGACGCGGGCGAAAGCGGTGTGATTATCCGCGACCCAAGTGGGCGTGAAAGCTATGTGTCCAGCGGGTTTTCTACGTCTGACCCCGAGCGCATCAATCAAATTCGGTCGCAGGGCATGGCACCAGGGCAGGCTTCTCGCCAAGCGATTGCCGAGCAAGAGGTCGCAGCAAGGCCGGTGGCAACCCGCGCAGCGTCTGCAATTCAAGGCGTCCCGTTTGTCGGTGAATATGCGGACGAATTGACGGGCGCGTTGTTCGGCCCCGAGGCTCAAGCCGCACAACGGTTTTCGGCAGGGGCGATGCAGCAAGCTCGCCCCATTGAGGCGCTTGCAACGCAGCTTGGCGTCGGCATTGGAACTACTCTGCCCATGGCGGCTGCAACCATCCCTGCGCAGGGCATGTCGGTCGGTCGCGCGGCGGCGCAGGGCGCGGGCTTGGGAGTTGGCCTTGGTGGGCTTGAGGGTCTTGTGAGCGGCTACGGGGCCGGTGAGACGCCCGAGGCTCGTATGCAGACCGGGTTGCAGCGCGCAGGCACAGGCGCGGCTCTCGGCGGCGCTTTGGGCGGCGCTGCGCCTATTGCTGGCGCTGCTATTGGCGGGGCGCTCGGGGCCACCGCTGGGCAAACCCCAATGAACCGAATTGCCGAGGCTCTTGGCATTTCGCCTTCAGCCGCTCGCGTGGCTTCCAGCTTCCGGCAGTTTGAGCAGGGTGGCCCGCCTATCCCGACGCCGACGATCCCTCGTTCCTTGGCTGAAACATCGCCCGAAATGCGTGGTCTGCTTGACCTTGGCGTTTCCGTTCCCGGCGCTGGCCGGTCCGAGGCTATGGGCATGATCGGGCAGCAGGCGACTGAGGCGGCGCGCAACCTGACGCGGACGCTTGACGAGACGCTAGGCGAGCCTTCCGGTGTGCGATTGCAGCAGCGCGAAATGATGCAGGACACGGCAGCGGAGCGCCGCGACCTCTATGCGGACGCCTATTCTCAGCCGATTGACTACGGAACGCCGGAGGGCGACCGGCTTTTGAACTTGCTCGACCGCGTTGACCCTGACGTATTGAACCGTGCGAATGTTCTGATGCGTCGTGAAGGTGTCCCGCCGGGTCAGCAGCTTCGCTTTGAAACCGACGCGCAGGGCAATGTCGTCGGCGTGCAGGAACTGCCCAACGTGCAGCAGATTGACTACATCACGCGGGCTATTCAGTCGCGCGCCCGCACGATGGGGGCCGAGCCGGAAGACGTGTCTACGTTGATGCGGCAGGTTCGAGACATTCGCACCACGGCGGATCAGCTTGTCCCGCAATACGCATCCGCAAGGTCGCGGGCTGCGGAAGTCATTGGCGAGCGCGAGGCGCTGGATTTCGGATATGACGTGCTTTCGCCTATGCGCCGTGAAGATGTGCAGATGGGCCTTGAGGGTTTGACGGAAGGCGAGTTGGCAAACGTGCGCTCTGGTATGCGTCAATACATTGACGACATCATGGCCCGCGTGTCTCGCCCGATGAGCCCCGGAAGCGAAGAGGCAAATGAAGCCGTGCGGGCGTTGCGCAGCCTCACCAGCCGTGAGGGGCGCGATAAAATCCGCCTTGTTCTTGGCGATCAGGCTGATGGCTTTATTGAACGCATCAATGAAGCGGTTGAACCGCTTGCCATTCGCGCGGTTGGTGGCGGCTCTCCGACAGCGCCTCGCCAATTTGGCATGAGGCAGCTTTCTGAAGAGGCCGAGATGGGCATTCTGGACCGCATCGGGTCTGGGCAAACCGGGCTGCAAGCTGAGGCGGCTCGATTTGCTGCGGCTGGCGGGCCTGCGTCAACCGAGATGGCGCAAGAGATTGCCAACGAACTTGCACCGTTTGTAGCCCAGCAACGTGCGCCTGACAGCCTTGCGCAGCTTCGCGCATACCTTGACCAGATGGCGCTTGTGCGTGACCTGCCGACGCAAATGCTGCGGCGTGGCACAAATGTCGGCTATGTCGGAGGGCTTGGTGCGATTCCTGCGGCGGGCGCGCTTGGCCGTGAAACCGGCATGGCACCCGCCGATGTGCGGAGGTTTACTCCGCGATGACGGTTTCGTCTTTCACCTTCGGCGGCCTTCCCCTCTTCGGCTTGGCTTCCAGCGCCTCGATCAGCGCGGCGGCTTTCCGGCAGGTGTCGTATAGCACCCGCTTGCTTTGGATGCGGTGCGGTGCATTCAGCCTTTGCTTGAGCAAGGCGATTTCTTCTGCGGTCATCTCGCGTCCTTTCAAGGTTATGCGTGATGTGCTATTTTCTCAGCAATATCGGGCCAACGCAACGCCCTTGAACATGGAGTAATCCGATGGCGACGATCACCCCTTCGACTGACGGCCCGATCAGCACGGCGCGCATTGTCAACTGGCTCGGCGCGGCAACGGCTGACACCATCACCGAATACGCTATCCCCGAGGAATACGGCGCGATTGGCTGTGTGCAGGTTGACGGCACGTTCGGCGGCGCGACGGTTGCGCTTCAGGTGTCCAATGACGGCACGACTTGGGCGGCGCTGAATGACGTGTCTGGCAATGCGATTTCTGTCACGGCTGCGGGCTTTGCCGAGTTCTCGACGGCTGCGGTGTATATTCGCCCTGCGATCAGCGGCGGCACGTCTGACAGCATCAACGTGCGGCTGGCATTCCGGGGCTGGAGGGGCTGACGGATGAACGTCCCCGTTATCCTGCGTCGTCGTCGGCGGGTTGGCTTTGCCTTCTCCCCCCTGTCCCTCTTTGCCGATGCGATAGGCGTATGGTATGAGCCTTCGACTACCACCGCGTTCCTGTCCACGACTGACCTGACGCCCTGCGGCTATGGCCAAGCCTGCGGGTTCCTGCTCGATAAGTCTCAGGGGGCTGGGTATTCGGGCGGCAGCTTTACGGGGCTGGGGAGTGAACTGGTCACGAATGGGACGTTTGATACGGATAGCGATTGGGTCAAGGTAGAAAACTGGACCATATCCGGTGGGGCTGCAAATTATGACGGCGTGAATCTTCCAACAAACAGGTTTATACAGGCCCTCTCTGTTACTGTTGGTAGTTTTTATCTTGTTTCTTTTGACGTTGTTTTTGGCGGCGGCCCCAATGAACTATTGATAGTCGCTCTAGGCGACTCTACGTCTTCATCAGAACGCATACTTGTCCCAAAATCTGGTGGTGATGGGACATATACATTTTACATGGAGGCGTTTTCCTCGCAAATAGAGTTTTTTGCGAATAGGACGGCCACATCGGGAACGGTTTTTTCCGGCACCATAGACAACATCTCCGTCCGCGAACTCCCCGGCAATCACGCGACCCAATCCACCGCAGCCTCTCGCCCGACGCTCGCCCGTGTGCCTTCTACGGGTAGGCGGAACCTGCTGGAGCGGACTGAGGAATTTGATAATGCGTATTGGACTAAAAGAGAAATCACAATCACATCTAACGCAACTGAAGCACCCAACGGTGAGGCGACAGCAGACAAGGTTGTTCCGAGCGCGAATGAAAGTGTAAAGACACTTCAGGTAGCAACCAATCCGACCTTTGAAAGCGGTGTGCAATACACTTTGAGCGGGCACTTCAAGGCTGGGGAAATATCCCACGTTAGGCTTTTGTTTGGTTCTGCTCTTACTGGTGCTTCCACGGCTGTATGGTTTAACGTTTCAGCCGGAACTGTCGGCACCATTTTGGGCGCAGGTCTTATAGACGACTACGGTGTAGAAGATTTAGGTGGTGGTTGGTATCGCTGCTATTACACTGTGACCAGTATTCTTGATGGCAGCACCCCCACCAATTTTATTTTCTCCAGCGCAGACAACGACGCTTCTTACACTGGCAATGCTTCAGACGGTCTTTTTGTCTGGGGCGCACAACTCGAAGAGGCATCCTCCGCCACCGCCTACCAGCGCGTTGTTGACCAATACGACATCACCGAGGCTGGCGTTGATAGCCTAGACTACCTGTCGTTTGATGGCACAGACGATGGCATGGCGACTGCTGCTATCGACTTTACCAGCACGGACAAGATGAGCGTGTTTGCTGGGGTTGAGAAAACGGATGACTCAACTGGATATTTCATTGCAGAACTTTCGGCCAGCGCCAGTTCTAACAATGGGGCGTTTTATACTGCTGCAAACAGTTTTTCCGGCACCGCTGACTGGGCAGTATTTTCGCACGGCACGGCAGCTGCGGCACCTTCACAGGTAGCAGCGTCTAATGACTCTCAGTCTTCTCTGGTTATTTTGTCTGGTCTCCATGATATATCTGGCGACAGTAACATTTTGCGCATAGACGGCGCGCAGGTTGATGAGGCCACAGCAGATTTGGGCGCGGGTAACTTCGGCAACTACCCACTCTACATCTGCTCTCGCGCAGGCACGTCCCTGTTCCTTGACGGCAACCTCTACGGTCTAATCGTCCGAGGCGCATCGTCTGACGCGACTGCAATCTCCAACACCGAAACCTATCTCGCCAACCGCAGCGGAGTAACGCTATGACCCGCCTCACCATCGCCACCCCCGCCGCACACCTAGACGACACCCGCAACCTCGCGGTCGCTCTGGGCTGGATCAACGGCTACACCCCTGCCGAGTGGGAAGCCTCGTTCTCTGCCCAGTATCAGGACGCTCAAGGCAACATCTTCCACGTCAGCAGCTTCAACGCCTCGACTGACTGGATTGCCACGGCCACTACGATGGGGCCTGTAGAGCGTCCTCCGCAGGACGTAGGCACCCTAGACGAAGAGACGGGGGAGTATGGCCCGCCGTATGTCGTCAACCTCACAGGCGCTCACAGGGCGCAGGACCGTCTGGTCATCTGGCAGCCTGCACAGCCTGATCCTGAGACGGGCGAGATGCCTGACAACCCCGTGCCGCAGGCTGACAGCACGAACCTCGTCGCGGTGATCGGCATGAAAGGCCCTGCCGCCGTAGCTGCGATGGGACTGCAAGCGATACCGATGGAGATTTGACGTGGGCGATGTTCTTCAGCACTGGTGGGGTGTGATTGTCGGCGGTGTAACCGCTGTCATTTGGCTTGTGCGTTTGGAAAGCCGCGCGAACCAGAATACGAAAGACCTCGCCAAGCTGGAGGAGCGCCTTGCCGAGCAGCGCCGCGAAGACTTGGAAATGCGGGCGCGAGATTGGGGCCGCATGGAAAGCGCGATAGGCGAAATGCGCGCTGACATCAAAAAGCTCTTGGAGCGCAACGTATGAGAAACTTTGACACCCTGATCGTCCACGCCTCGGCCACGCCGCCTGATTGGATGGCTGGTCAGGGGGTCAAAGCAAAGCGCGACGAGATTGACCGCTGGCACAAGGGCCGAGGCTGGGCTGGCATAGGGTATCACTACGTCATCGACCGCGACGGCAGCGTCACAACCGGGCGGCACCTCAACAAAACCGGCGCGCATGTAAAGGGCAACAACACTGGCAGCGTTGGCATTTGCCTGATCGGCGGTCGCTGGCCGGATGGGCGGTGGGGCTTGGCGACAGACGACTTTGCCGATCACTTTACGCCCGAGCAGGACATGGCGTTGCGCGACCTGATTACCGACCTGTGCGAGCGGTATCCTCGCATCGCTCACATCAAAGGCCATAACGACTACACGGACGCCAAGGGCTGCCCATGCTTCAGGGTGGACGAGTGGCTCAGAGGCGGTCGCGTGGCGGCACCTCGGCCCAATACGGTAGCGACACGCCCGAAGCCGCAACCTGCCGCTCCTGCGCCCTCTCAGCGCCCCTCTGGGCTTTCTGCACTCTTCCGCCGCATCCTCTTAGCCTTGCGGGGCGACGCATGAGCTACTTTCGCCCCGCATCCCTGACGTGGTGGGCCGGTGTTCTGGCGGTCCTGACTGGCGCTGCAATCATGGCCATGCCCGATAGCTTTGCGCTGACCGAGATGGGCCGCTTGCTTGCCATGTTCGCGGGGTCTGCCGATGCCTCGCCCGCCGCGCTGGTCTACCTCGGCCTTGGCCTGATCGGCATTCGCGCCAAACTAGAACGGACGTATAAAGGGGACAAATAACCATGCCACAGAAACGCGGGCTTTATGCTAACATCAACGCCAAGCGCGAGCGGATCAAGGCTGGTTCCGGCGAGCGCATGAGAAAGCCGGGTTCTAAGGGCGCGCCCTCTGCGGCGGCGTTTCGTGAAGCGGCCAAGACGGCCAAGAAACCAAAGAAAGGTAAGAAGTGATGTATGGGAAGAAAAAAGGCTCCAAGAAGGGCGGGAAGAAGAAATAATGGCTCGATCTGCCGCTGACAAAGCCCGCGCGGCTGTAAAGCGCGCAGGTGTTTCTGGGGTCAACCAGCCCAAGCGCACGCCGAACCACCCGACGAAGAGCCATGTTGTCGTGGCCAAGGAAGGTGACAAGGTAAAGACGATCCGCTTTGGCCAGCAGGGGGTGAGCGGCTCGCCACCCAAAAAAGGCGAGAGCGAAGCTGACAAGAAGCGCCGTGCATCTTTCAAGGCTCGCCATTCCAAGAACATTGCCAAGGGCAAGATGAGCGCAGCATGGTGGGCGGCGAAAGAAAAATGGTGAGCGACCTAGCCGTTATCCTTGGTGGCCTGCTGGCGCTATTCCTTGGCATTCTCGGCTTCGGGCAAGTGCAGAAGCGGGCCGGGAGAAAGGAAGCTGAAGATGAGGCAGAGAAGGCTGACACAGAGCGCGCGCTGGACATTCGCGCTCGCGCTGATCGGGCTGATGAGCGGTTGCGGCGATTCGATGATGCGGGCTTCCGAGACTGAGGTAGCGATCTGTGAAACCCTCGGCTACGCGCTCCCTACGCGGTCAAGGAACGATACGCAGACCACCATCGACCAAATCACCCGTCTCTACGCTACCTTTGCCGCAGTCTGCTCTGCTCAAGAGGGGCTGATCCCATGAACCGCCAGATGGCCCGATACTATCTCCGCAGATACAAGGTCAGGCCATGGCTTCGACGCATCATCTTAGCCTTGTTCACGAGGCCGGACTGATGCGCTTGTGTTTAGAATTCGCCGCTCTGCTATGCACAACGCCCGTTGTGTCTAACGCGCAGGAGACAAGCCGATACTGGTGGGCCGAGCGCATGATCTGCTTGCCCGACGCTCAGATGCCTCGCCATGAGGCTTGCGGCCTGTCTCGCATCGGGCCGTGGGCAAGCCGCGAAGAGTGCGTTCGGCATGGCCCTGCGGCTTGGGCTATTGAGCAGGAGCGCATGGTCAAGTCGGGCTGGGGCGGGCTGCTGATGGAGCGTCAAATCTCTTGCACCTATCGCGGCCCGCAGCATACTATCTCATAGCGCCGTCTTGCTGATTTCACCGCCCTGTATCCGCGCGGCGCTTACTGGCCCTCGGCTTCATCGCCGGGGGCTTTCCTTAGCGGCTCTCCTGAGTCGTCGGGCAATCGGCCATGTCATGCGCCAGACACCATCTGCGCCCCTGATCCCGAGCCGCCACCACGCGGGCACGGAGGACCGGGCTGGGTCATACTTTCCGGGGCGCATCACCCTTCTACTTTCCCGTCAGCTTCGGTTGGCGGGTTCAGCACCTCGGCCACCTGCCGAACCATTTTGTCTGCCGCCGCGCGCGCCCCGCCCCAGAATAGGGGTTTCGACCCCTCAATCTGAACGTAGGTCTTCGCTCGCACATCGTAGGCGATGCGCCCCGCGTTTGCGGCCATGTAGCGTTTTAGGTCGAGGTTGGCCTGCGGAGCCGACACCGCGAAGGCGCGCATGATGTCGGCCCGGTTAATCTGGCCTTTGTCGTTGATGGTAGAGTCGATCCACATCATGCGCACAACGACAGCGAAAGTGTCACCCATCACCCTTCTCCCTTCTCTATCTCAGCCGCGCGGCGCTTACTTGCCCCCGGCGCGGGGGTTT